CTGTTGCACCTTGTGAACCAGTAGCACCTGTAGCACCATCGTCTCCGTCAGTACCATTAGAACCTGCGGCTCCAGTAGCACCTGTAGCACCTTGGGCTCCTGTTGCACCTTGAGCACCTGTAGCTCCAGTTGGACCTGCAACTGTACTATCGGCTCCTGTAGCTCCAGTGGCACCTGTAGCACCTTGGGCTCCCGTAGCTCCAGTTGGGCCTGCTACTGTACTGTCAGCTCCAGTGGCTCCTGTAGCACCTTGGGCTCCTGTTGCTCCCGTAGCTCCAGTTGGGCCTACAACGGTACTGTCAGCACCTGTAGCTCCAGTGGCTCCAGTTGCTCCTGTGGCACCTTGGGAACCAGTGGCTCCTATAGGACCTGCTACTGTACTATCGGCACCTGTTGCACCCGTAGCACCAGTAGCTCCTTGTGGGCCTACAACGGTACTATCAGCACCAGTGGCTCCTGTACTACCTGTAGCTCCAGTTAAGCCAATAACACCTTGTATACCTTGTGAACCTGTAAGACCTGTATCACCTTGTGGTCCTTGTGAACCTGTATCACCAGTCTCACCTGCTACATTTGTAGCCTTTCCTTTGTAAAAACCAGAGGACTTCCTGTTAGTAGCTGTTGGTTTCTTTTTAGCTGTAGGATATGGTCTCTTCTTATCACCTCTTCCGAAAAACGATCTTGACATAAGAGTCTCCTATAATTTTTAACCTATCCCACGAGGTAGTTTGATTGTGATATTACCGCCAGACATCTCAGACTTATTGTTTCTTCTTGATATAGCATCTGCCTTCTCAAAGAACATCTTAGAGTATCTCATAGAACCCTCATCATCATTTAAGAATTCAGAGGCCACCCACAGAGAGGCATATAAGGCCAGATCTGGATCACCATTAACTAAATAAGTAATGATCTCAACATCAGAAGATGTGATAGTACACTCCCCTGTTGACGAGTCATAAGTTGATGATGACAGTGAATCACAAGTAGTTTCATCTGTTTCAAAAACAGAACCATTGTCATAAGTATCACCAATAGCTGGTAAGTATCTATAGTACTTTAATTGGTAAGTACCGCTTGTAACTACCTCACCTGCAGAACCAGTGATTACAAAGTAATCTAGTTCTCTTGCAAATGCATTAGGTATTACAGGTTTTGAATCATCATAGAGAGCCCTAGGGTCAGTTCTATTTAAAATTGTAAAGTTATTAGTACTGTTGACTTTTCTAAAATCAATAGCTTCAATAAAGTCAGACGGTATTAAGAAATCATCAAATTTAGATAATTCAATTTCTACCGTTGTTTCTAAAGGTGGGATTCTTAAGACATCATAAATCTTACTCTCACCTGCTGAGATAAAACTATCAATTTGAGGTGTAGTTAAATCTCCACGATTCAACCAATCCTCGATAGTATCTCTGAGTGTTTGTTGGTTTGTTATAGCCATTGTTATCCACCTCTGTTAATGTTGGTTGTTAGAAGTAAAGGATAATGATCCTTAATAATCTTCTTAAACTTATTTAATTCTACTTGTGTATTTTCAGGGTTGTTAATATCAATCCCGAACCTTGTAAAAATATCCACAGCTACAATGTCAGGGATAATAGCAAAGCTTCTGTAGTTTGCCTTTTTGTCTACGCCTGCCTTTCTGGCCTCCTGTGCGTAGTCTAAATAGGCTGTAGCATCCTGTTCTAGGACCAGCCCCCTGTCATCGTACTTGTCGGTAATCTTACCCATATGAGTTCCTTGTATTTAAAAAGGGGCTAATTAAAGCCCCTAATTTAGATCAGGTCAACTACAGTGCGTTAACAACCAAGCCGTTACCAGCAGGGTTCTTACATTGTAGAGTTACTTCCTCAACCATCATACCAACAGTAGAGTCACCTTTTTGGCCGACATCTGTGTTGTGTAATGGACGAAGAGTAGCTAAAGACCAGTTCGCTGAATCATAAGCAATGATGTCAGATGCACCATCACCAAGACCCATAACGTAGTTTGGAACTACCTTAACTGCACCAAAGTCAGACTCATAGATCTCAACTGATTGACGTAACTTACCAGAATCATCGATGTTACGTCTAACGTCAGTAGTACCTACTGCTGCTGCAGAGAATGCTCTCTTAACAGAAGGACCCATCATTAGAGTACCAGCTTTACCGCCTTCTTCATAGATCTTTTGCATTACTTCGTCTACAGCACTCAATGAGAATGCAGTAGCTGTACCGTTAGCAGTAACAGATGTACCGTTAGCTGTACCAGAACCCATTGTGCCTGCTTCCATATCGAAAGTGTTTGCACCGTTGATCCATGATTGAACACCACCCATAGTACGACCTGCGTTAGCAGAGTCTTGACCACCAGTACCGTTAGTAACTTGACGAGAAGCAACTAATGCATGCTCTAAGTCACGCTTAAGTTCAGTACCACGCTTCTTCATTTGGTATGCGAATTCAGATGCACGACCAGCTTTAGAAATTGAATCTAATGTCTTAGATACTTTGATTTCTTTAGCAAGAATTTGAGTGTAGTTACCTAAACGAGTAGTTGGTGAACCAGTCGCTTCAGAGTAGTCTGCACCTTCAGATCGTGCATTAGTAGCAGGAGCGTCCAGTGAGTCAGTTTGCCATTCGTGAAAAACAGCTTTAGCTTTTGTGTTGCCAATAGAAGATGCGAAAGGAGTCTCGTCTCTAGTGATCATCGAAATGAAACTAGCTAGATCCTCTTTGTTACCTACCGAGGCTTCGGTTTTAAATGTTGCCATTGTATTTTATCCTATAATTTAAGCGTTACCCCAAGGAGTCATTCGCAAGCCCCTCTAGGAATGAAAGCTCATCACCTTCATTACCTTTACCAGAGAGTACTTTATTACGTAAGTTTCCTTGTTGTTTAGCTTGTTTAGTTTTTAAGTTAGGAGATTTTTTAGCTCTAACACCTTTCGTAGGTGTCTTTAATCTTTTCTTTGCAGCTTGTTTACCACCTTCCCTCAGGCTCTTATACTCGAACATCATTGCCACAACCCTAGGGTCTAGCACTTCTGCAAACTCAGGAAATCCTAAGTCTTCAGCAGCCCATGCCACAACATCATCATAGCCATCTTGCCAACCAGGCATAACCTGATCTAAAGCATCGATAGCACCTTGTCTCTGTTGTGAAAATTGGGCTTGGTTTTGTTCTTGTTGTTCCCTATTAGCCTCAGAAGAAAGCTTCTCTTGTTCGGATCTTTTAGCATCCAATTGTTGAGATTTTATTCGTCTGGCTTCCTGCCATTTAGGTAGTTCGTAAACATCATCTGCAAGTATCAGTTGCTTAATCTTCTTATCGTAGGCATCAAGTTGTGCTTGATCCTGATCGACTTGTCCATTAAGTAACTCAGCATTCTGCGTCTTTAAGGCAGTATACTCATTAAAAAGACTTTCGGCTTGTTTAATCTTCTCACTTGCTTCAATTGACTTCTTGTTGGCATGTTGGTTTGTTTGATAACCTCGAACAAGCTCATCCAAAGACACTTCCCCTTGTTCCCCATCAATCTTAATAGGGACTTTGTAGTCCATGTCTAGTTCGTCTTGCTCTCCTCCAGACTCAGGTAGCTCTTCAGCATCATCATCTTCAGTCTCGTATTCATCTTCCTCATCATACTCTTCAGTTTCGTCAGTCTCGGCATCATAGGCATCGTCTAGTTCCTCATCAGCTTCCACTGTGCCTTCATCATCCTCTTCGGGTAGATCTTCTTGGAAGAAGTCGTCCGTTAAGGTGTCCAGCAGCTCATCATGAATTTCACTATTAACATCCATATCTTGGGTAGTCTCAGTATTCTCTTCAGTCATTTTTAGTTCCCTCTAAAAGTTATTTCTTAGAAGCTTTATTAGTTACAGGTGCAACTTTAGCTTCTAATGTCTTAATTATTTCTTGTGTTGCAAACAGATCTTGAGCGTACTGTCTAGCACGTCCAGTTCCTGTGTACAGGTTAATGTCTCTAAGTAAAGAGGTCTCTAATTCCTTAAACCTCTTAATACCTTTTGTATAATCTTCATTCATCATCCTTCTCCCTTCTCAATTCTTCATTTAAACCAGCTTGAGCAAACTTCACTAGTTCCCTTCTTACATCTTCCAAAGCAATAACAGAAGAGTACAATTTACCTCTTAAGTTACCTTCTTCGGGTGTTGTTTTTGACCAAGCTGATTGATAGCTTTGTTTCACACTATCAAATACAAAGTCAAATGCATCACTCTCTACTATAAGCCTAGATTTGGCTCCTAGTTCGATTATGTCCATTACTTCTCCTTCATAAATTTCTTAAACCATTTATTAAAACTATCAGAATCCATCTTAGATACACCATCTCTCTTAAGTACATCATCTAAAGTAGGTTCTTTCTTCTTCTTTTTCCTAATCTTAATGTTAGCGTTTTGTAATGATGAGAGGGCTTCAGTGATACCACCTAACCCCTTACCTATAGCCTTATATATATTCTCTGGTTTCTTAGTACTCATGTCAACCAATTCCTACAGGTCTCTTCTGAGACTCTTCTAGAGAAACCTCAGCCTTATCCTTAGCAACCTGATGAGCAAACTTCTGTTCATCTAGTTTCATCTTAGCAATCTTAGCTTCAATATCTACCTTCTGCTTCTCAAGTTCAATCATAACCTTCTGTTCTTCAACAGCAGTTAATCTTTGATTCTCTTGTTTATCTTGTTCACCTTGTTGTTGTACTGCTTGTGCTTGTTGTTGTCCCTCAGGTGTACTAGGATCAACTAAGAAGTCAGGCCAGTTATCAATACCCATAGACTCTAACATTTGTTTAGCAATGTTAAATGGAGCAGCAGGGTTGATGATACCTTTAGACTCAGGTGTCTGATATAAAGCAGGCATAATCTGAGACATAAGAACATTCATATTCTCTTTAGTATTAGTACTACTGTTAGAACCAACATCTACATCCACAGTTAAGCTGTTGAATGGTTTAAGCATATCGGGTGTTAAGTTGTAGTAAGAATAGTTAGATAATACAGACTCTGCATTGTCTAGTATAAGACTGTAGACACCTTTACACATATCGGCAAAGCCTGTCTCAGCAAATCTTCTAGCAATATAAGCAATTCTCTTCTGAGACGCTTGTTCAATCATAGCTACTTTATTAGCATCATTACCTGACTTAAATAGGTCAGAGTTAATACCTTGGGCTGTTCTAGACATACCAGTAGCAGTCTCTTTCTCATTGTTCATAAACTCTAATAGAGAGAATGAAGAAGGGGAGATAGTAGATGGTTGTATCTGTTGTACAGCACTTAATGGATTACCATTAGTAGGGATGATCTGGTGGGGCTCAGGACTTTGTAAGGCTCTGAAGTCTACCGTATTAGGATCTGCCAAGATTCTACTGTAGTTCGTTAAGTATACATTCTCAACGATACCTCTAGTGATAGCTGTCTTAACCTCAGTAGCTCCCTTAGTGGCATCAGCCATAGAAATACCATAGAAGGCATAAGGGATCTCAATTGGGTTTAGACAAGCTACAGGAATACTCTTGGCATCTTCCTCTAGAAGGATAGTACTACCGACACTAATAATTCTCTTTAGCTCTGCAATACCGTCACCGTCTCTATCTACTCTTAACCAACTCTCGGTTACGTAGACTTCTCTCATAGAGGCATCTTCAGGGTCTTCATTATTGAAGCCTGCTAGAGAGGTACCGTTCAGTGCTTGTCTAGTATAATCTTCATTAGTATAACCATTTCTAGTACTACCTTCATCTGAGATGTCATCTACATTGTCAAAACCCATCTCTCTTAAATCAGATAATGTATATTCTGTTTGAATACCAATGTACTTAGCATCTTGTATAGACACAGAGTCTTTATCAATTAGGAAAGCTTCAGGTGGTATGTTCTCTAACTTAATCTTAGACTTGTCAATAGATCTTCTGATCTTTACATAGTTGTAAGACTGCATTTGTTGAGGTGGCATCATACCATCAGAATTAGGGTCCTGTTGCATACCCTCAGCTTCTTGAGATACTAACTCTACGATCTCAATACTAGGATCTGAAGTTATTGAATCTAATTCAACAGGTGATAGATTTTCATACTCTTCAAATTCATATTCAGTGTCCTCTTCCCACTTCCAACGAATAGTAGCATTCTTGAATAGAAGAGCTGATTTAATCCAAGTGTTTAACTCTACCCAACCATTGTTCATTTCAAAGATACAGTCATTGGTAATCTCAGAGGCTAACTTAGCTGCTTGAGACTCTGAAGGATCCTTAGGGTTGAATCTAGCAATCTTACTATTAGATAACATTAATTCGGAGATGACTGCTAAATATGAGTCAATGATCTCCATTGTATCTGAAGTAACAATAGAGGATACACCAGTAGGTGCTAGTCTTCCTCTAGGTTGCTGTGTATAGTAATCCATAGCATCTTCTCTTTGAGAGGATAACTCAGAACCTGTTGTAAGGCCACCTGCAGCTTGGTTTACATAAGTATCGATAATGCTAGTCAACTCTTCATCTGTGATTTCGCTTATCTTGCTTTCACCTTTTTTCGCCACTATAATCTCCTATTTTTATATCCAGGACTTCTCTTCTCTCTCAGCCCACATGTTGTCAAAACTTACTTTCTCATTGGTTAACTTGTCAGAGTGCGTTCTCCACACTTCTGCTGTAATCGCTAAAGCCATCACCGTATCATCATGTGAACCAGGGATAGCATTAGTCTTCCCTTGTGCATTAGATACATAGTCTTTCATCTCACTAACTATTCTAGCTGAGTAGATAGCAATATCATCATTCTCAACCCAGTTCTTTAGATTACTAATAATAGACTGCTTAGAGGCCTGTGTAGTTCTCCAACCAAGTCTAGTACCTTCTTCCTTAGAAACATTTGCAATCTTAGTTTGAAAGTATAGATTGACATATTTCATTTCTTTTAACTTCTGCAGAGTAGCAATACCCATACTATTAGACTCTACGGCTACTAAGGCATTGTTGTAGTATCTACCTAAGTAGAATAATAACTGCCCAAAGGCAGCAGGGTCAATACGGTTATCTCTATATAGAGCAACTACCTCTCTCTCCTTATTAAGGATAGTAGCAACACTATAATCTTGACCTACACCCATAGCTACGTCAGCACCGACAATGTAATTACTTTCAAAATCAGGGGCTTTCCATATCTCTAGGGGGCCATCAGGGGCCATCTCCCAAGTAGATAACTCTGTGTCTAAGTACCTTTTGGTCTTAGCAGGTTTTACTTCTAATGCATTTAGTTTTTCACCATCGAATACACTATTACCAGAAACAATAAATGCTTCTTCGGCAGTAGCAGGATACTCTTGTCTAAACTTCAGTTCACCTGACTCGGCAACCTTAAGTCTTCTCCAATAGATCTGGTCGATATTTAAATCAAACTTCTCTATTAAGTCCTTTTCTTCTGTTTCTAGTTCCATGCCCTCAGGGGCTTTAGTACTATATTCGTTGGTCAAAAACCACGGTAAGAATATAGCTACGTAGTCAGTATCTCCATTTATAGTAGACTTCCATAATCTATGAAAGGCACCAGTGGCACCATTCGCTGTGGATTCTAATATAATTTCTGTGCCGTCCGAAGATGAAACACCTTGGAATAAACCTGCCAAGATCTTCTCATCATGTTGCCAAAAGGCACACTCGGAAGCGTGTAGGATGGTGGGTGTAGTTCCCCGACCTGCCTCTGCAGAACCTGCAGTATATAGGCGATAGCCTGAGTCATTGTGAGCGAACTTGATCTCTTTTGCATTCGACTTCACTAACTCAGGTCTTACACTGTCAGGCATCTCATCAATATAATTCTTAGACATTGTGAACAAGGCATCTGATGTAGCACTGTCATGTGCAATCACAACCGATCTTGTGTTGGGAGTGTAGAAAGTCTTCCAAAAGACTCTCCCAGCAGTATAGGTTGAAATACCTTGTTGTCTAGCTTTCAATATGAGAGCCCTGACCTTACCTGTTTCCTTAAGTTGTTTGCTCACAGCTGCATCAATATTCTTCTGTGCTGCATTGAACTCAAAGGGAACGTAGCCTGCTGAAGCATCCTTAGTAATAATACGTAGGTTGTCCTCAGCAAATTCTTTAAAGCTTTCGATGTACTTCTTATCTTTCTCTCTCTTAAGAAGTTCTCTTTTTAATTCTAACTGTCGATACTTAGCTTCTTTAGTATCTTTAACTAATCCTTCCATAGTAGACTCCTTCAAATCTTTATGTTATTGTTCGTACTGGTCTTGACCTCTTTTCCTAGGTTTATGCTTGGGGTGATTGCTTACCTTCTTCTTCTTACCAGACTTAGCAGCAGCCTTAGCAGCTCTTTGTTGTTTTAACTTAGACGTGTTCTTAGTTTTAGGGGTAACCTTCTTCCTCTTTGTAACCTCTCTCTTGAAAGAAGCATCTGTCTCACCGATAGCCTGTGCAATATCATCTTTGAGAAACTGTGGTGTCTCAGTGTTGATACCTTTGTCATAACCTGGGGTTTCTAGGGCATTAGGGTTGTCTTTCTTATTAGCCATTCGCTTCTTTCTCTCCAGAGCCTTCTTCTTCTTGGCGGCGAGCTCTGCTGCTTTCTTAGCCTTCTCTTCCTTTAAAGTACTGTGAGATAGGTGACTACCTGGGCCAGCCATCTTATCTTGAGTAGCTCTTGTATCACCACCAAAACCACGTGTCTCATCTGTGGGATTATCTATATCATCGATAACCTTCTGAATCTTACCTTTAAATTGACCTAATGCATCTACATCTGCACTCTTTAGAGTCTTCTTAGCACCTGCGCCTGCTGCAGCTAGAATACCTTTTAATTTACCCATAATATATCTCCATTGCCCCTTGCAGGGGTCTTCTTTGTTTTAATTAGGTGGTGGGATTCGCAAACATAGCCCACCGTCTATTGAAGGAGTGTCTACGAATCTTTTTCGTTAACCAATCTAAGATTAACTTCCTCTAGTTCCTTATCAATGTCATCTACTGACATCTCACTTACTTCTACTGTACGCTGTTCTACTTCTCTACGACTCAACTTAGGAGTCTCGAACTCAGCAACAATCGCAGCAGTCTTGAGAGCACCATCTAGGTCCTCATGAGCCAACTGTGACAACATAACAGCTTTCATTACCTCTAAAGCAGGAGGAGCATCAGCGCCTTGCTTAGAGAAGGCCTCTACAGCCTTCTTTACTTTATGAGATAACATTCTACTCTCTACTGATCGAGCCTGCATCTCTTTAGCATTACCTGCAGTAAAGGTCTTACCTCTACACATTACATTCCCATTAACAGTCTCATAGAATCTATCAGGGTCATACTTAGTTCCATTAGCAGCCGTTGCTGTTAACTTATCTTTATCTCCATACGCCATTTTACTTCTCCTTCGATTTAAAACTCTTGACCCAATCAGAGATTCTTTCTGAATAGCCCTTCTCGTAGACACCTGCATCTATCTGTGACTTCTTATACTTAGCTGCTAAAGCTTTTCTAGTGAAATCATCTTGTTTGTCATGATACTTTCTTTCTTTATCATAATCTGACTCACCATAGCCAAAGTGTCCAGGGGCGTTTCTATTATAAGCCTCTGTGCCTGGTTTATATAATTCTTTATTCATCTCCCACCAATCGTCAAAGGTCTTAAGTTCTTTTGGATGACCCATAGTAATCTCCTATTTCTTTTTCTTAGTAGGTATAACAGACCCATCTGGGCCAATGTCGAACTCTTGATCACCTGTGTACTTGTGGCTTGTAGTACCAGAGTCTTTAGTTCTTCGTACCAACCGTTCCTCTTCTTCTTTAAGTATCTTTAAAGCATCTGCTTCTAACTTATCAGCCTCTATCCTCTTAAGTCTACTCTTCTCAATAGTTCTTAATTGACCAGTATTCTTATTTGCATTAGGAAACATAACTTTGAAATCATGGGTTCCATCTAACTTACGTAGTTTATTAACGGCCTCATCAAAAGAAACAGGGTTCTTAGCTGTTGCAGGGTTAACCCACTTATCATAAACCATCCTCTTTAAGGTATCAAATCTAATATTAAAACCACGCAAGCTATTATTTTTAATAAAGTCCCTAAACCTAGTATGGCTATTACTAGAGATTTCGTCAAATCGAATATTCATTTCCCTAGTCGCAGCCTTCTTAGCTAGAACCTCAGAGGTGCCTGATTTAGAACCAGCACCACCCTTTTTCTTAGCCTCAGCAAGAGCCTCTGTCTTAGCAGCTTTCTTAGCTTCTAAATCTAAAATCATAGATTGGTAATCATTGGTTGGCTCAATTTCAACTATCTTCTTTTCAACTACTTCATTATTTCTTAAAGCATCTTCCTTATCTTTAGCCATTTTAGCTAACCATCTTTCTTTTACACCAGCCAATCTAGCAGCTTCTCTTTCTGCATCATAAGCAGCTTGTTCAGCAGCCCACTCAGCCCTACTACTGTCTATTCTATTTGTTTGGGAATTATCTAAACCAGGTGTCTCTACATTAGTTTCTAAACCTGCCTTACGTAATTCATTCTGTCGAACACTATCAGGTACTGCTACATCATTAGCATTAATTTGCATGTTGCCTTCTTCGCCCAGTCTCATCTGACTGTTCATGTCCTTAGCAATCTGTTCCTTGGCCTTTAGTGCATCTCCTTGCTTAGTACCAAAACCTTCTAACCAATCGTTGTGTCTCAAGTTGTCAGCTTTTGCTTCTAGTTTTAGTGCTTTTAGGTACTCAAGCATTTTATCCATCTTACCCATAATTAAACTCCTAAATCTTTAGTAAACTTTTCAGCTATAATTTGATTAACTTCATCTCTAAGATGTCTAGGTGCTCTTCTACCCACTTGATGTTTAGTTATATAATCCTTTAACTCAACAGAAAGACTTTCCCAATCTTGGGTGTTTAAACCAGATCTATCTAAATTCTGTCTCACACGACCAGCATCTGTATCTAAGTCTTTCATATCTAAGAAGAATACATTATCTCCTTGTACATACTTCTTACCACCTAGATTTAAAAATGTAGGATCAGGGTTATCGATTAAATCAATACCTAAACCATCTACAGTATTCTTCTCAACTAGATCACTGAACTTATTGGCATCCATATCCTTTATACCAGAGAACCTGTCATTCATCAGTTGATACTTACTGTACCCTTTCTTAGTATTCTCTGGTTTCAATAAACCTTGTCTTTCTAAGTAAGTGTTAGCACCTTTAGAGAACTTAGGTTTTACTTCAATATCTCTATAGAGACTATTATAAGTAGGGTGATCAGGATTTCTAAAGATATTAACTAATTCTTCGTTTGAGGGTATTGGTTCACCTGCTTTTCTTAGCTTCTTAAAATGAGAGTTCCATCTATCTGTAATAGATTGTGATGATAGTCTTCCCTCAGATACCTCAGATAGGTCCCTAGCGAGTTGTGATTTAGGGTTAGATAAATGACTACCTGTAATCTTATCCATAGCTAACTTTTGGTCTGGTGTAGTCTTATTACTAAAACCAAACAATGTATCTATTTTTTCACCGTCAACTTTATTATGAATCTCAGGTGCCCATTTCATTTTAGCAAAGTCTACTAGGTTTTTTAGCTTACCCATATTATGTCTCCATTTGAAGAGTCTTCTTCGAATTCTCTATTTGACCATCTAGGGTCTTTAGCATTGCAAAGCCATTACCAGCCTCATTAATCTTATTCTCTTCCATCATTCTCATTAAGGCATCAAAGGTCTCTTTTCTAATTCTCTTAGCACCATCAAGTTTAGGATTAAATACATCCTTATAAGTATGAACAGAAGTAATCCCTTGATCTGGGTACATTTCCTGTATCTCATCATCAGTCATAGTACCTACTTTAGTCCTCTCGTAGCCCTTAGAGGTAAACCTTTGATCCTCTTCTAGCTTCTTCATAGCACGTAAGGTATTTAAGGCATTAGCCCATTTCTCTCTAGGATCAGTTTGGTAGTAAACACCAGACTTTGTTGATTGTGTCAATGAGTCAGCATGTAATAGATCATCAGAAAGTACATGACCTGTAGCGTTAGCAAGTGCTCTCTTGTAAGCAGCCCTCTGTTTGTTATCAGGGTTATTTAAGAATCTATTAGTGAAGAAAGGGAGTCTCTCCTCGAAGCTATTTAGGCTAGTGTAGTCCTTGTAGTAAGGAGTCATCTTTCCATCATATTCGTCATGATACTTATAACCTGTGAGAGTCTTACCTCCACCTTTACCCCAATCAGCATTTACAGTACCGTCTTCATTAAGTGCTGCTAGGTATTGATCTGTGGTATGGTCAAATTCATGGTCAAATTCTACCTGTTTTAAATCGAATTTATTATTGAGTTCTATAGATGGTTTCTGATTAAGCATACCAAACCAACTAGACTTAAAACGAGTCTGTGCTGCGGTACCATCTTCGAGGTCATCAGTGAACTTAAAAGAACCGTCATCCATATTACCGTCATGTAAAGACCAATCACTTCCTAATTGTAGGGCTTCTATGGGTATATTGTATGTTGCGGCATTCTTGGTTAGAGCTTCATTGATTTGCTTCTTACGATCTTTCTTCATGTAGGAGAACCACTTTGGGTTGCCGTCTTCATCTCTCTCAATACTCATAATAAGCTCCTCTAAAAGTAAGAAAACTCTCTCAGTTTTATAAGGAGTCTCTAATGGTGAGCCAACCTTGGTATATGAATTATATATGGGTATTTTTTAGACTTAAGAATTAACTAAAGTTACCCTGCTGCCCCACCTTCGTCTGAACCAAGCCTATTTAAGGGATGTTAATATATAGGTACCGTGAAACATTTGCACACCCCCCTCAAAAGCCCACAATAGCCCAGATCTGGCACTTCTTTATCTAGGCAGGGCATCATAAGGGGTCAACATCAATCGTCCAAGGTAGACCCCTTCACGCTGCCGATAGATTAATATGGTACTAGGTTGGGGCTAAGGTGGGTTAGTGTGGGTCTATTGTGGGGCTATTGGGGTCTATTGTGGGCAATGGTGGACTAATTGCGATATGTGGGCGACAGGGTGAATATCGGGGGTAAAAAATGGGGTCACCCATAGCCCAACGGTAGCAAGGGTTTCAGGGGTTCGTATAGTTTATTTATATAAATATGTCAAATAGTGTTGACGGTATAGCTAAAAGGTATATAATACACCCATGAACGGCAAAACAGCGGTTCGGCAATGACCACATAAGTCATTGATTATTAAGCAAAAAGAGGCTATACCATGACAAACAAATACGGACAAACAGAGATAAAGACAGAATACAACAAGGAGTGCAACACATTAAGGGTGTGGCATTCAAGCCATATAGATACAATACAATATAATCTAGATGATTTTACAGAGCATGAGTGTATACAGAACTACAAGGGATTTTTAGAGGGTAAAGGTTTAGACCTAAGTACAATATTTGTACACCCTAATTTTGAAACACCATACAACTAAAAGAGGTATAAAAATGAAAACAATAGAACAAAAATTAGACAAAACAGCAACAACAATTAGTAACCACGTGGCAAGGGGTAACAACCTATATACCAATAGTAGAAGTGAGGAACTACAGGCGCGATATGATGAATTAATGGAACAAGCCAAAGATACTAGTAAGTGGGTTGGGTATTGTGAAAAACATCATTACGCAGTTAATCATCAAGCTTTTGACTTTTGGGCGTAATTTTAAATAAAAATAGAGGTATAAACATGACTACATTAACAAACAATTTAACAACACCAATCAACACAATCAAACAAGCGTTAACCCTAATAGGTGGACTTACAGAAACTTCTAAAATGCCGAGTGCATCTTACTCAATACCCGCCAATGAATGTAAAAAAGGGTCTAAGCTTAGACTAATAAAGGGTTCAGTCTGTAGTACGTGTTATGCATTGAAAGGCAATTACACTAGATACCCCAAAATCATACAAGCCCAATACAAGCGACTAGAGACCATCAAGGGTCAGCAATGGGTTGATGCATTTAACTACTTGATACAGAATAAAAAGAGTATCACCACATCAAAGGTATTCAGGTGGCATGATGCAGGTGACGTTCAAAACCTTCAACACTTTAATAAAATCATACAAATAGCGGTTGATAATCCAACGGTGAAGTTTTGGTTACCAACTAAAGAGAGTGAACTAATCAAAAACTTTAATGGCTCAATACCTCAAAACTTAGTCATACGCTTAAGCGGTTCAATGATTGATGGTAAAGCGCCTATTTACAATCACACATCAACGGTGACGACTAACAAAGATGATGCAACGTGTAGAAGTTTTGATAATGGCGGTAAGTGTGGTTCATGCCGTAAATGTTGGGATAATACAGTTAAATCAGTTTCATACTTTAAACACTAATAAGGGGTAACACATGAATACAGAATTACAAGCATTTGAAACAATGTTAAAAATAGACAATACTAATACCGACTCAATAGAAACGGCAAAAGGGCTATTAAAAGCCCATAACGGCAAACTACAGTCATTTATATTAGAGATGGATAACGCTTACCACCTAAACACGGGCGGGGGGTGTGATGTGTCATGCTTACCAATGGATAATGGGCAATTGTTTACAGTGTCGGGTGAGTGTGCATGTATCTATGCCAATGAAGATGATTTTTGGGCGTGTGAAGGTGATAAATTCATAGAGTATTTTAATTTTAATTAAGGAGATAACATGAAAATCAAGATAATTGAAACACTAGTTAACGTGTTAATAATATTTGCACTAACTGTATTAGCATTGTATGCATTTACAGTGTATCTAGTATGGATTGACCCAATACTATAATATAAACAGTCGAAACAGTAAGGGTTTAACCTCTTTTTACCTTTACTGTCTATTAGGGGCTAATCGCCTTAATACTGATGATGACAGATTTATCAAGCTTACAGGGGCTTACAATGGATAACATAAATTTAATGTATAAAAATGAACGGGTCATAATACCGATTGATGAATTAATAGAGTCATATTTTATGACACACGTTGACAGTCAATACACATTAGAAGACATAACACTACTAGACCATGATGACGTACAAGTACTACAAAAAAGAGAGGGTTATAAGGTCATGATTGATTTAGTAACAGAAGATTAAACTAACGCCCCTTAATTGGGGTATTTTTGAGTCTTTATATAATGGCATTAACTAAGAGTGCTATTATATAAATAAACAAATAATAAGGGGGTAAACAGATACGATTAATCAAAAGCAATACCAATACAAGGCTAAACAATAAAAGCC